AATTTTGTTAGAAATTAGATAAATTCTTAAGCGATTTTAAGCAATTTAGATAAATTTTGTTAGAAATTAGATAAATTTTTAAATTAGGGGGCGATAATTTCAAAATTGAATTAATTCCTTGTTGGTAAGATATAAATAACTAATTTTATCTGAAATACTATATATTTTAAGTTGTTTTTAAAGTATTTTATATTATAATTCTTTTATACATCAAGATAAAGGATATAAAATGGGACTAAGAGCTAATCTAGTAAAAGACTTTAGTGTTGAGTATGGTGCGTGCCTAGACTTTAATTATAACAGCGACGGCTTTGGTGATATGCTAGATAAATGTAAAGTAGGTTATAGCCGTTTTGAGGATTATGACGAAATAGAGTGCGATGCTTTGTTAAATGTTACCGAGGAGCAAATTTTAGCGTTAGAGGATTATGAACAAAAAGCAATGAGGGAGCTTATTAACGGTGCTAAAAACTTTAGTTACGCAGTAAAAAGCAACTGGCTAAAAGTTGAGTGGTTTTAAAAAATAAATAGGAGAACAAGACAATGACACAAGCTGGAGATAAATTTTACAAAGAACTAAATATGTTTTTACTAAAAGAGGGTAGCGATATTGCACAAGAGGACTGGATAAGCATTCTATCGGCTTTGGTGGCGAATTTAGAAAATAGAGAAAGTATAGATGCTTTTATGGACGGTATGCCGTTTGATATAAGGGCTTATATGAAAGACAATCTTTCAAAAGAACCTTAATAAAAGGATATAAATATGAGAGCAATTAAATTTAAGGCTTACGTTAAAGCTTACAATGTAATAGTTGATGTAGATAGATTGGGTCTTAACCTAGATGGATCAGTTCAGGAAATTATTGTAACTGAAAAAGATTTGGGACAATATGATAGCAACGAATGGACTGATCTGCAAGCGGGGGAATTTGAACTATTGGAATATACTGGCTACAAAGACAAGAGTGGCAGAGAAATCTACGAAGGCGACGTTGTGAGAATTACCCTAACACAGACACAAGAAGCGCGTAAAGGCGAGGTTATATATTATGCTGGTAACGCTTGTTTTTTAGTTGAAACTGCCAATGAGGAGTATTTTACTTTTATGTCTTGCGATATTTGCGGAATTGAAGTTTTAGGTAATAAATACGAGAATAAGGAGCTTATGTAAATGGAAACTAAATTTTTAAGATATACGGCCAGAGATAGAAAAACTAAAGAGATACTCTTTAAAGGCAGAATGGATGATGAAAATGTTTTGTATTTAAGGAAAAATGAAAGTTACAATATACTAAATGATAAAGTTATCTTTTTTCTTTCTCGTGGATGTCGTGATATGACATTTACCTTTAAAAAAAGAGATATAAAATTCTGATTTTTTTCTTGGTCTAAAACAAAATTGTATTTGGAGCGTTTATAATAATGCTCCATCTCGCCATCTAACCACTTCTTTTATTCTACATTACAACCCAAATACTAAGCTTTTTAAAAGAAAAAATTACTCCAAAACTCTATTATTTTATTTGATTTAAGTAAATATTAAACTATTATATATTATAATTATATAAATTAAATTTAGAAAGGACAAGCGATGAGACCTATCTATATAGCGACACTTGGAGACGCTTGGCTGTCTAAGGATAGCCTAGATGTAATAGGTTACTACTCTACGGAGAAAAAGGCATATAAAGCATTAAAAGATGAAGTAGAGAAACAAGGCTATGAGCTAGATAGTAGAAATGAACTTTGTGTGGGTTGCCAAGTGCAAGGTGCTTATGGCATTAGCCACAAAGATAAAAATGGCGACAACATAGATTTTGAAACATTTGGCTGCTATAACATAGAAGCCGTAAATATTAATAAAAGATACTAGCAGGAGAATATAAAAATGAATAAAAATGTAATAACAGTCGATCGAATGATTAAGGACTTAACAAAATTATCAAAAAAAGGTTACGGAGAGGCAAATATTCTCTTATCGAGAGATACTGAAGGCAATGGCTATCACGTATGCTATTTTCCAGCGCAAACTATTGATAAAGAACTATTGGACTGGCTATCGGTTTGTGAAGAAGAATACGCAGAAGAAATTAAAAATAACCCTAAAAGCTATATAGTGCTTGGATAAAAAGGAAAAACTATGACAACAGTGAATATTTTAAAAGAAAACGACCAAGATTTTGAGTGGTATCCGACCACGGAAGAAATTATAAATTGCGTTAAAAAACATCTCTATGCAAACACCTTCCACAATATAAGCATACTAGACATAGGTGCTGGCGACGGCAGAGTCTTAAAAGCATTGGCCGATAGCAAGGATATACAATGTTATTCTATTGAAAAAAGCGAAATCCTAAGAAGTAGACAAGACAAAAATATTATACCGCTAGGTTGTGATTTTTGGCAAAATACGCTAATGGATAAAGAAGTCGATATCGTATTTTGTAATCCGCCATATAGTGAATATGAAGTTTGGTGTGAAAAAATCATAAAAGAGGCAAACACTAAAAACGGCGTCTATCTTGTTATCCCTGAAAGATACAAGCAAAGTTCCATTATTAACCAAGCTCTAAAATCAAGAAAACTAGAGAATAAAATTTATTCTCTAGGCTCATTTGATTTTTTAGATGCCGAAAGAAGCGCTCGCGCCAAAGTTGAAGTAGTTTTTGTTAAGATTGAAAACGAAAAGTATAGCAATGAAATTTCAGCATTTGATCTATTTTTAAACGAAAATTTTAATTTTAACACTACGTCTAAATTTAGTGAAGGTGCGCAACGTGAGCGTATTAAAAACGAGCTGATAAATTCAAAAAATCATATTGAGAGTCTAGTTGAGCTATATCAGGCCGATATGCAAAAGTTGATCTCCAATTTTCAGGCTATTGCTTCGTTAGATAGCGAAATTTTAGAGGAATTGGGCTTTAAAAAAGAAACTCTCAAAAAAAGTATAAAGTTAAGAATAGAGGGGCTAAAAAATCTATATTGGCAAGAGCTATTTAATAGATATGATCCCATAACATCTAAATTTATTGCAAGTTATCGATATGCCATATTAGAAAAATTAAGCTCTCGTAAGAATATAGATTTTAATTCAGAAAACATCTATGCTATTACAATTTGGTTTTTAAAAAATGCTAGCAATGATTTTTCGGAGCAGTTATTAGACTTTTATCTTTTTTTGGCAGAAAAAGATAATCTTAGAGCTTATAAATCTAATGAGAAATTTACTACGGATAATTGGCGATATATGCGTAAAGACGAATTAAAAACCTTTTTAAGACGAGAAAAAAATGCTAGATCAAGTCTTGATTATAGGCTAGTTTTATCGCAAAAGAGGTTTTTAGTAATAGATTATTATGGAGGATGTTATCTGTCTGATAGCGCAATAGACTTTTTAAACGACATTCAAGTTGTCGCTCGAAATTTAGGCTTTTGTATAAATAATCAAGAATTTAAAAAAGGGTATAGAAATTACCCAGTAAGTTCAGGCGAAAAAAATTATATTTACTCTATCGACGGCGACATTTTGATTGAATATAAGCTATATAAAAATAGCAATATGCACATAAAAATTAAACAAGAGCTTATAAGAGCCATAAATATAGAAGCAGGCAGGTTACTAGGTTGGTTAAGAAGTCCAGCCGAGGCAAGCGATGAATTAAATATAAAAGAGGCTGAGGCAAGGCAATATTTTGGTAAGCTTGTTGAAATACCTATGAGCAGCATAAAAATGCTAGTAGCGTAAAAAATAAGGGCAATAAAGTTATTATGCCCTTTTAAACCAAAATATAATATAATTAATAAAACCAATGTAAAAGGAAAAATAAAAATGCCACTTAAAAAAATAGGAATACTAGACGAGATTTTAAGTGATGATTTTATAGAGTTGGTCGGGTTAAAAAATGTCATCAGATCCAAATATGCAAAAAAAAATAAGGCTTTAAAAAATGCTTTCGAGAAGTGCTATATCGACGAAAAAACCTATATTGAGATTAAAAACAAGCTAGATGCTAATATAGTAAAAAATGGGTTAAAAGTCGATTCCAGAACGCCAGACGAACAGCGCATAAATTTAAATAGAGCTTTTTTTAAGCATTTAGATGCTATTGCTGAATTTCAGCAAGAGGGTTTATCTAATAACCAGATCTATACAAGGCTTTGCGAAAAATATTCGGTGTTTCAGACTTTTAACCGAAATTTCGTTGTCAAGGCTTTAGAGCAAGCAACCGATAACCCAAATAAAACTATGAGTGGCAAATATAAGAAATATTCTGATGAAATTAAGGCGCTCTTGTCCGATGGCAATACGGCATATTTTATCGCAAATTTTTTGCTGCAAAAGTATGCCGATGAGAATTTGGCATTTTTTTCAATTTGGAAATATGCAAAAGAGATGGAAGCGGAGATGAATGAAGACATAGGCTTGTTGCAATAACTTATCAGTTTAAGAGTTTTTAAAAAGCTTTAATTTTTTAGCAATATTTTCTCTTTTGTGATTTTTATGCTTTGACATCCTATATCTATCCGTTCCTACAAACCTATAAAATCCTATAAATAGCAACATCAATCAAAGGGGAAGAATGGCTAGAAATTTCAGAAGAAGAATATGAAAACGAAAGCTGGGAATACTAAAAAAATTAGAGATAAGAAAATGCCGATATAATTACTACAAGACCCAACGGAAAAAACGTAGTAATTTTGTAACTAAAACAATAGCTTCAAATCCCAACGGGAAAGCATTCCCTTATCTCAATTAAAATTATACAACAATAAAAATAAGAATAAACATAAAAAATAAGCAAACCTATCTTTTAGGCCATAAATAGTGAACATACCACGCTATTGACCTTAAGCCCACTGGTCTCTAAATGCGTTTTGTAGAGCTGCGCGAGCTTGTCCTTATTTATTGTCTTTTTAACGTTATGAGCGAGAACTTGGTTTTTATGGCGATTAGCATTACCGTAGTGATCGAATAGCTTGTTGGCTTATTTAAAAAATATTTTTCCTGGCGCATTTTTTAGAAGGCTGCACCAGGAATGAAAGAAAGTAGAGGAATTATTTTGATCGTGCTATTAGGTCTTTGTAATCTATATCTAGCTCTTTGCATTTGCCAATCAAATCAAATGAAAGTTTTTCGATAATATCTTTAAGATTTTCTAGCTCGCGCTTTGCAACTTCATGACTTTTAATAAAGTCTTCATTAAAGAACTTGTCTTTTTTCAGTTCTTCATCAAGCCCTTTTAGCAGAGCATCTCGATTGTCGTAAATTTTGTCAAATTCACTGACCTTAAAACCATCTATTTCAAAACCTAAAAGCTCATTAGAGAAATTTCTCAATAGCTGGCCAAAACCATCATTTAAAATTAGGCCATTAACTCTAACATCAATATTGCCATTGTATTTTAAGGTGATTTGCTTCTTCTCTAAATGTTTTATTATTTTTCTCGTTTTAAGCCATTGTATCATTTTTTCTCCTTTTGTGTTCTTTTTTCTTCGCTCTCTTTCATGCTTTTAATAATGTCTGTGCATTCAGCAAAAAAGTGGCCGTATTTTTCCTTATTATAATAGTCCAGATCAAATAAATCATACAGCATGTGAGAATATTTGCCATTTTTTAGAATATAACCAGCATAATGTTCTCTTGATATTATTTTATCGTATTCTTCGCGCTCTAGCGATACTAAAGAGATTTTATGTTCGTTTTCGCGATAAAACTTATACAACTCAAAAAGATCATTGCTTTCTGATCCGCTCATAATAAAATTATCTCCTATGCAAAAATCCATTTTGAAAATATCAAATTTGCCAGTCTGATATTCAGCCACTATTTTTGTATGTGGCTTATCATCAATACTATGGACAATATAGAGTTTCTCAAAATTTTTACACTCAGACGATAGCTCCCTAAGCGAATAAGAATCAATATGTCTTATAGCAAATGGCCGACCGATACCAGTTTTAAGCCACTCGTTTGATACGGCAAAAACTTTAGAAAAGCTTTCTAAAAAACTAAAACCAGGGAATGATTTAAATTTAAAAATAGCATCTAGTTGCTCAAAGCTAGTTTCGCCTAGCTTTTCGCTTGCTACAATGACATTAATCCCAATTTCTTTTAAGACATACTTCATTCTTTCGACGAGCATTTGCCAATCATCTTTGACATTTGTATCGCACTCGTTATTGGTATTGAGGGCAAGGATTGCAGATATATTTTCTGCCAAGTTAGATAGTAGCTTTGTTTTATAGTAGTTTTCCAGCATAAGCTCTAGGGCAAGCTTAGTGGATTTCGACATTCTGCTTTCATCGCTCCAGCTATCAAGAGTAGCTTTGGTAACGCCCAATTTATCCGCAAGCTCAAATCTTGTTAGGCCGTAAACGTCGCACACGTCTTGGTGCAATAACGCCTTTTCCTCTTTTGGTTTTGATTCAAAAAAACCCATATTTTCTCCTTTAGGATATAATTTTCAAAGCAATTATAGCATAAATATTATAGAAAATCTAGTATATACATAAAAATATATATAATAAATGTATATTTACATAAATATCTATAAATTAAGTATATATTAAGTAGATATATATTATAATTAAAACAATTCAAAGGAAGTTTTAAAAGTGTAAGGATAAAAAATGAGAGAGATTAATTTTAGAGCCTGGAGTAAGCAAAGCAATAAGATGCTTTATGATATAGAAAAAACATTTGAGGAAGATTTTTCTTTTGGTATGTTTTTGCAAGATAAAGAGTCGTATGATGTTATGCAATATACTGGGCTTAAAGATATTGGTGGCGAAAAAATATACGAGGGCGATATAGTGCATTTTGCGGCATTAAATCCAACTGGTTATGAAAACCATGATGGAGAGTGGGTAGATACCACCGAGGAAGAAGAGCCTGGAGCGGTTATTTTTAAAGACGGCTGCTATTGTGTAGAGTTTCCTGACGGATCGCTACTGCCTTTTAATACCCCTAAGTCAAAGGCAGATAAAACTCCTATTATAGAGTTGTTTGCCGTTATAGGCAATATATATCAAAAATAGGTGGAGTTATAAATATGCTAGATGAGAAATATGGAAACTATGCTGAAAAAGTTTTAGCCGAAAGCGACAAAGGCGATACAAGACGGCTATATCGAGATCTTTTTAGAGATAGCAATGTTGTTATCCACGAAAATTGTATTATGGATATTAACGACTTGTTGCTTAAGGGTAAGGAGTATGACGATAAATTTGTGATTCCTGAATACCAAAGAGGTCTGGTTTGGAGCGATGAGCAAAAAGTCAATTTAATAAAATCTGTTACGACTGGCGTGCCGATTGGAACTTTTGTATTTGCTAGGCAAGCTTACGATAAACAAACCCTAAAAAAGCTACCAACTAGGACATATTATCTATTAGATGGGCAACAGAGACTAAATGCAATACAAGGATTTATTGATGATGAATTCGCTGTTGATGGATATTTTTTCAAAAATTTACCGTATCTCGATAAAATGGCCTTTATAAATTTTCACAACTTTGGATCTATGATTTTAAACGAGCCAACACTGGAGCAGGAGCTGGATTTTTATTTCACGCTAAATTTTGGTGGCACAGCTCATACAAAAGCTGATTTAGAAAAAATAATGAAGTGCAAGAGTGCTATATATGGGAACAATATTGATTTAAACAAAACAAGAAGCAAGTAAGCAAAGTGCTTGTCTGGATAAAAGGATATAAAGATGAAAGATATTAAATTTAAAGCTTATATTTATGATATAACCGATGAGGATAGCCATCCTCTTGAAATAGATGTTAGAGCAGGGAAAGTATGGGACGTCGCAAGCATAAATTTTAAAGACCAAATAGTAGAAATTATGGATGATGACGGCAATGTATGGGAATATGAACTAAATGACGAGATAGCACTTGTTCAATATACTGGCGAAAAGGACAAGAATGGTAAAGAAATTTATGACGGTTATTTTTTAAAGCTTGACAGAGATAAACTTTTAAAGAATTTAGAACCTGAAGACGTCCCTGATGATACGCTAATTCAGGTAGTTACTTTTGAAGACGGTGCTTTTGTTGCGCGTAGTCGGAGCGGTAGAACGTGGGGAAGCGTTGGTGGAATGTTTGAATATGGAGAAGTTATAGGCAATATTTATGAAAATCCAGAAATTTTAAAGGACACAAAATGAGTATTATATACGTATGTGATAGCTGTGGCGCGCAAAGCGATGACGATGTTAAGGTATATGAATTTAGCGAAGAAGTAAAAAAATATACTGGAATGAACGAATACGACCATTTGTGCGCAGAGTGTCTAAGGGATATAAACGAAGATAAAGATTTGTGCGTAGTAAAGGGTGTCATAAAAGTTAAGGATAAGGAATAGGGTGGGGATAGATGGATATTATGAAATTGTCAGACAATGATATAATAAAACTTTTCATTCTTGGTTTTGAAGTGTGTTTAATATTTTGTTTATTGCCTTGCGTATATTATCTTTTCAAAAGCCGTAAAAAGCCTAATTTGATAAAAACACTAGGATTTGCAGTGTCTTGTTTTATCGTAACACACATAGCGATTTTTTGTTCTTTCTGGTTGGCAATCAACATAGGCTCTGAAATTCCTATTCTAATATTGGCTATCATAGGCGCGTTTTTTTATTTTTACTTGAAATCTGAAAAGAGAGTGGCAAACAAGAGGACAATAAAATGACAAAAGAGCAAAAATTACAAAACCTGGCAAATAGTGCCAAATACGTATTTTCGCTAATCGCGCAAAGAGATAGGCTCAATTCTAGTATAGACAGCTTAAAAGCGGATATTGAAAAGGCTGGATATGAGATAGGCGAAGACGAAAACGGCAAATTTCTTGCTAGGAAGTTAAAAAGAAAGGTAGATAAAATTTATCTGTAAAAAGGAGCAAAAGATGAGTAAAAAAAGTGAGTTTCTTAAAATCCTAGATGAAAATGGGGGTTTTATATGCGTCCAGTCGCATATATTTAAAGAAGAGCTAGACGGCACGAAAAGGCACTATTTTGAGCCTAGTTTCAGACTTATGAACGATCAGGTAGTAAGGCAAGATACATTTTGGGAAAAGCGAGATGTAATAGGCTATAAGTCAAAAGGTTATTTGTTATCGAGCGAAAAAGAATGGAAAGAGTATGCCAAAAAGAAATTTTTGGAGTTTAAAGATACTCTTTTGATAAATCCTTATGCGGTTGCCGCAGGAATGAAAGAGCCTGAATATAGCGATGATGAAATTTGCGACTTAAATTTTCATTGGGGGTATTAAAATGAATTTTGGGGATATACAGGTTGAAAGTAAAAAATAATGGAATATTGTATTATTTTTTGCGTGAGGCCAAGCGTTTTGGATTATACGATTGGCGGAGTAATTACTATTTTATATGTCCTGATACTAAAATATATTCATAGGAACAATAAGTCCGACGATTATGAATCCTATGAAAAGCGCGAACTTAGAATTATATTTTTATCGTTTTGTATGATAATAATAGCATTCGGCCTTGCAGTCGCTTTATATAATATCCGAACTTATTTGTATAATTGGGAATAAAGATAAATTTAAAATCGCAATAGGAACAAAAATGAAAAATATCACGGTAGCACAGCTAAAAGCTTTACTTAGCGCGTATGATGATGACGCACGTATAAAATTCTTTTTTAAAACGCCAGTGAAAGAAGTCGCGTATAAAGAGTATTCGGGCGGAGACCAAATAAGCTTAAATTTAAGCGAGATAGAAAAAGCCGAAGAAAATTCGGTTATAAAAATAGTATTAACTTAACTATGCGAGGAATAAAAAAATTATGAATAAACGATTTTTAGCCAATACTATTTTTTACCTATTCTTTTTTATAGTAGCGATAGCCCAAATCGTAGCCTCTCTGTGTCTATGGATTGATACGGCTTATCTACTAAGCGCATTTATGAACTATACCTTTATTGCGATTTTGGTCGTAGGCTTGATTAGCTACGCTTTTAAAAGTTGGAACAAATTTAGGCTTTTTATGAACGACCTAGCTGGAGCTATTTTTGTATCGTTTCTTTTTATGGCATTTGTTTCTATTCTAGGCACGAATAATACATTCAAATTTTATTATTATGCACCAAACGAAACGATTTATGTTAAAAATGATATGGATTTTAACGCCCGCGATAAAGATAGGGCTAAAATGATAGCCGAAAGACTAAAGAATGGCGATACGCCTGATGAAATTTTAAAGGATTTGCAGTGAACCATACGCTTACGCAACTACAAAATGAGCTAGAAAATTTTATAAATAGCGAAATCACAAAAGCAGGAAGCAACGTTGGGGGTATTGAAATTTTGTTTTCAAATACATTTATAAATACGGTGTTATGTATCGGCATTGGTATACCATTTTTTTTAATGATAGCTTATGCAATATCGTATCGTAACCTTTCGGAACAAAACAGAATACTTAAAATTAAGCTTATATCTTATATAAACAGTCTTTGGAATGTGCTGGCATTGTTTGGCTTTATGTTTATTGCAGAATATTTAATGCTAGCTAAAGATGTTGGGATATTTCGATTGGTTTTAGGTATAGGTTTTGTATTATCATATTTAACTTTTTTAATAGTTTTGCGTAAAAATAAGCATTTGTATAATTTTCTTGTTTTACGCAAGAGGAAAGTTAAAAAATAATGCAAGATTTTTAGTAAATTTAATTTCCTAATTATTTATTCAATATATTTATATATCTATTAGATATATTTTAAGCAATTACTAAGCAAATAAAGCATATAATTATCTTATCAAAGCAAAGGAGATAAGATGAAAACTAAAATAAAGTTTTTAAGCGTTCAAGAATTTGACGACAAACTTAATTTTGCGATAAAAATGGACGGCGAGTTGTATAGGACTGATTTACATCGAATATGGATGCCCAAGACGCGCGGAGTATTGAGCGATGATACTCCTTTTGAAGAGGTGGAGATAGAAGCAGAAATAAAAAAATATGAGCCTGAATATAATGGTAACATATTCTTTTTCCATAAAAAAACTACTAATCTTTTATCTCTTATTGTAGGGGATTTGAACGAATTAAAAAAAGTTGCTAAAGCAAAAATAACTCAAAATATAGAAACAGTAATAAAAGACGCATTTGCATATCGCAAAGCTATGCTAGATGCAAAGACTGAAAATGAATGGTTTGAGATTAAACAAAATATAAAAAGGCTTTTGTTTGAGGGAATTTCGCCATTTTTATTAGAAAAAGAAAAAGGTTCTCTTTTTTGGGAATGCATAGACGAGTATTGCGTCAAAAAATATGGCGTTAGGTGCTATAAAACCCTTAGCTCAAATCATCTTATGCGCGATAAAAATGAAAAATACATAGACTTCTGTTTCCCTTATGAAATAGTTAATTTAGAGGACGAAATCGCCAACAAAGCTGAATGTAAAAGAATTCTTGATTCGTATGAAATGGGTAAAATTCATATATCTCAAGACCCTCGCGGTGGCGAAAACGGCAAAGACGGATACTATAAATTTGACGTCATAGACAAGACCGACGGCAAGACTTATGTTTTTGTTTGGCGAGATGTATTTGACTTTGGGACGTGGGGGTTTCCTTTTAGGGACGGGATAGACCCGTTTAAAGAGGAGACTTGGAGCGAAAAGGAGCGTGAAATATATAAATTTGTTCGCGCACAGTTCCCAGGCGGAACAAGAATGTGATTTATGGAAAATAAAATGAAACAGCTAAAAGGTAGTGAAAAACAAATCGCTTGGGCGGAGAAAATTAGAGCAAATTTTTTCATTGTCGCTGACGAAAGAGCAAGCTATCGCGATGTAGCTAGCTCAAAAGAGGGGGTATTTGCGCGCTCCATAGAAAAAGCAAAAGCTGAAGCAAAGAAAGATTTTGACGACGATGAGAAATGGGCTAGCGAGGGATTTAAATTCGAGCCTCTTTGGGACGCTTTCATAGCTTTCTTTTTTGCCCAGGACGAGGCTAAATTTTGGATAGACAATAGAGAAAGTTTGAAAGAGGGACTAAGCTCCCGCTTCTCGTTTTTAATGGTCTGCTTATACTTAAAAGCCGTGGGTAGTGCAAATGCACCTAAATATGGGCTATTTGCTGAAATAATAAAAGCGCTGGAGAATAAATAATGCAAAACCTAAAAGAATTATGGAAACTTGCCAATGAGGAAGCAAAATCAAACGGCGGCGACGCATTTGAAATATACGCTCGCCTCTCGGGAACTAAAATCGTTTCTGAATATTCGGACAAGATAGCCGAAAATTTAAGAGAAGCTGGATATAAATTTCGCCTTTACAGTAAATTTTTATACCTCGCTTCGCTTGCCGGCAAGGAGAAAATATTGCCTATTTTTCTATCTAGCCACAAGCATATTTTTTCAAAAGCTAGTCTAATAATAGACAATAAAAACGGCTTTTGGCGAGATTTCATCTGCGCAAATTTTGTAGATGACGAATATTTGCCAGAAGTGAAACAAGAATTTGACCGCGTCGCAAAAGCGGACAAATTTAAGCAAGAGCTAAAAGACTATTTCGGGATAATCGACGAAAAATCCCCTAAATCTGGAGAGTTTGACGAATTTGTCAAATCCATACCAAATCTAAAAGCCAATAAAGATAGCGTGCCGTATGGGGGTAATTATGCTATCTATACACTAGACGGTGGTTATGAAGGGGCTTATGAAAACGTATATATCACAAAAGAACCGCTAACTCACGCACAAATTAAAATTTACGAGGATTTTTATCTTTGCGTATATGACTTTGCAGGACTTGACGAGGATAAAATCAAAGAAGAATACGGACATTGCGCCAATATCTTTGAAAAGCTTATGAAATTTAGGGGTGTTGATTTGCTGTTTCGCAAAGAATACGGCGAGATAAATCGCCTTAATCATTTCACAATAGATACGGAAAATTCAAATCGAACCACACTAGCAGACATCAAAGAGAACGTGATAGAAGCTTTATTGCCGCTTGTAAAAAAGGGCGGCGGCGAGCTGGACTTCATACACTCCGATTTCAAAGGCTGGAGCGTAGATATTCGCCCGCTTGATAGACTTTTGCCGTTTTGCTGGGTATTTGATATACTCAAAGACGGCGAAAAGAAAATCACGTGTGTCCTAAACGGCGCCGACTATACGCGCCTAATGGCGACAAATTCCGCCCTCAAGGACATTTTGTATGACGCGTGGCTCAAACAAACAGACGTCGTAGAATATGAAAAGCTTGACTCAAAAATTTGTCACGGCAATATGTTGTTCGTTTCTGTGCGAAATTTGACTCGTGATTGCATAGGTGCTACTGCGTGGCTAGCTGATCTTGAAAGATGTTTGGCGTTTGCAATACTCGCAGAGAAGGAGCAAAAATGACCCTCAAAGAAGTATCTGAACTAACCGGCATACCATATCAAACGCTTTTGGGGTGGAATAGCTCAAAAGGGGATTATAGAAAAAAATTGGTGCGTTTTTTGAAAGACGCTGACCGTTCGGCACTTATTAAATATTTCGAGCATAAGGAAAAGGGTAAATAATGTTTTTTAGAATATCTGAAAAAATTAGGCGAAAAACGAGAAAGAATTTTAGCGATCTACTCAAAAGTCATTGTGGCATGAGCGAATACTCTATAGAGGATTTGATGGATGCGATAGATAGAGAGGAAGCTATTTATTATGGGTTAGCAAAATTTGAGAAGACTGAAAAAGACGGCAAGGAATTTTATATCTGTGATTTGCTTGGCGAAGAGTATCTTTTTAAGCGCCAAGACGATTGCTTGGTGTGGCAAAGAGGCGGGATGTGCGAGGGAAGCTATTACGGGTATATCGCCCATGAGCGCAAAGACGGCAAATGGGTAGTTTTTGAGACCGACTATTCGGTTTAGGGGTGCAATATTAAGTGATTTATAATATAAGAAGGAATATAATTTTATCAGTCGGAGAGATTTTACCCCGTTGGGGTTTGAAACTA